GACTCACAAAAGGTTGCTGCTGCTCAGAGTGGTGGTGGTACTGGTGGTGGCCAGACAAATATTGTTGCTCCACAATCCTCAGTAGTCAATGCACCTCAGTCTCAGACGGTTAATGCACCTCTAAGTGCCTATGGCATCTTTGGTGGTAGAGTTAGCGCCCCACAACAAAAATCAGCAGCATTCTAAAATAAAAAAGGGGGCCAGTTTCCTGGCCCCCAAAACATCATCATGGAATGCGTCTACACGCTTATCAATGACGTTTATTCTTCAGCTAACTTCTTAAAGAAGTTTGGAAGATCATCTTCCGAATCAGAAGGCGTGAATGCCTCATCATCAGAATTCCATGCCTCCTTTTCCTGCTTGGCAGGAGCCGCCTTAGGACGGTAGACAGGAGCATCCTCTTCCTCTGCTTCTTCTTCAATAGCACGAGACATTGGAGCCGACTGACCAAGGGACTTAGCCAAACGGTTGGAGAGATCTTCGTAGCTCTTGAACTCCTTCTTATCTGTAAACTGAGTGAGCGAATGTTCACTGTGCCAGATCTTCTCCAGGATAGTATCATCGTGGCTAGCAAGTAGTGCAGCTGGACTATCGAACTCAGACTTATCGTAGTTGCGGTAGCCTTCGACCTTACGAATCTTCAACTTGAAGTCAGCACCTTCCCACATATCAAAGGGATTGACTGCCTTCTCATCCTCAAACTCAGGATACATTGCGTTGTTGATTTTGTCATAGATCTTCTTGCCATACTTGTATAAGAATACCTTACCCTCGTTAGAAGGATTGGCTGGATCACGAACAACGTAGATATTAGAAATGAAATTTAGCTTTCGCTTACGCTCAGAAACAATCTTCTTATTGGAATCGACGCCACTGTTCCAAAGCTTAGTGTTCTCTTCACAAGCAGGACACTTCTCATTAAGAGTAGTTGGGCAGTTCTCAATGAACCAGCCACCTGGACCCTTAAAGCCATGTGAAAAGACTCGTACGAAAGGATTGTCTTCACCAGCAGGTGCTGGGAGGAAACGAATAACGGCGAAACCGTTACCAGCTTGGTCTACTCCAGGCTGCCAGAAACGATTGTCCTCGTTACTGCCACCCTGCTTCTCGTTGAGCTTCTCAACAGCCTTTGCTAGCTTATCGAAGTCGCTCTTACGACCTTGCTTCAATTGATTAAATGAACTTGCCATATGTATTCTCCGTATTAAATATATTAGTGTATAGAACGTATTCACAAACAATCATAATATACACTATTTATCTTACCACTATAACTCAAAATAGTCAACAGTTATTTTCTTAGTTTTTTGTTTGTCAAACCTAACGAATGGTTTGTACTTTACGAGCTTGTTATGTTCAACTGGCCATACTGCTGGGTCCAGAATCTCCTTTTCCCAATAAGGGAAGAAGTTCAATTGGGAATTTAGCAAGATTACAGTTTCTGGATAAATAGTATTCCCAATGAGAAGTTTTAGTAGTTTAGGATGCTGGCCATTGACCACTCTTAGCGATTCGTCTATATCATTTGATAACTTCTTTAGGTCTTCCTGGAATGTATAAGATATAGAGTCCTGTCTCTTCTTCCAACGAAGATAAACATCCTCGCTCATCTCAGCGTTTACTATGTCTCCGATCCACGCATTAGGGTCATCAACAAAGTTAGATACAAGAAGACCAATAGGATCACTATGTTTCTGAAGCTTCGAAAAGAAATACTTGTCCTTACGAACTTCAAAAGCAGTGAACTGAACTTTGACTTTGCCATTGTATTTAAAGAAGTCGTAACTAGTGTGGAAGTGATTCTTGATTGCCACGTAAAGTTGATACGCTTCGTACGGACTTTGCAGTTGCATCTGTATACCACTTAGGAGGTGTTGTAAATCGCCAGCGAGCAAATTTTGACTTGCTACCGATATAAAAGTTTCTATAGGCCTTCACTGGGTCTGCATCTTTGTATTCATCTGGCATTGCCTGAACGAACGGATGGTTACCAAGTAATCTTGAGCCAGCTGTATAGTTAGGAATGTTCTTAGGAGCACCAACACCAATAAGGTATTCAAGTATACTGTGGCAGGCATGTGTCTTCTTGTACCGCTTTGTATACTCGTGGCTAAGAACGAGAGTGTGGGTCATTAGCCACTCATAGTGAATAACATCTTCTCTGATCCAAATGTTACAAGGGTGCTTGAAGTGGACAGCATGATAGAGTTCTCTATCACGACCATCATCCAGACGATAGCGAGGAACATTCCTCTTACCAGATACAGAAGGTGCAATCTCCATCTTACCATCTAGCACTCTATGGCAAGTGGATAGCATCTGAGCACCCTCTGTGACCATCTTAACAACATGCTGGTCACATAGCATCTCAGCTGCTACGGTGGGATTACGGTCTACAATAAAAATATTCATGAGTGTATTATACTACATTTCTTTAGGAATGGCAAATCCAAACTGGTAGACAATTCTGTTTTCAGGTCCTGCTATTGGTAATGTGTAGTGAAGATTGGTAGTTGCACTGAATGACCAAGCGTCACCTTTACCAATATCATATGATGTGTCTTCAATAACTGGATTATACGACACATCAGTTCCTCTGTCAACTACAATATTAAATCTATAGTTAATCTTGTTTTGCCAATCTGGGTTCGTATAGATGTCCCTATGCTTGTGGATAAAGCCACCAGGCTGAATATAAGAAATTAGAATTCCCAGTCGGGGGTCAATACAACCATGAGGTATACCTAGTGTGGAGAGGATTCGCAGATACAAATTATTAATTTCATTTGTGTAGTATGCACCATAGTGATCTGACTGTGGGGCTCTTTTAAGAATCAGAAGCCATCTCTTTGGATAGTTATGGTTGGCATAAAAATGACCACTTTCAAAAAGAGTATCTGCATACTGTTTTAAATGCAGTCTCTCGCTTTCACCTATATAGTTTCTATAAACCTTAGGTTCCAGATCCACACTATAACCCGTTACTGTTTCCAACTAGAAGCTTCATGTCATTATCATATAGATCGAATGTACGGTCTTTCTCTTCCCAATATTCTTCTATTGCTCTCTTGGCAAATTCCGTCTCAACATACTGGCCAAGAATCTTTTCTTCTGTTGCATTAATAGGAATCTTAGCACCCCAGATAATTGTATGTGCATAGTTATAGACCTGGCCAATAACTAAGCCATTGTCTACCTGGAAGTAGTAGTGATTATTCTTGTCAACACAACGCCATTGCCGTTTCATATCAATCCCAAAGACCGTCATAGTACTTACCAAATAGCTTAAAGCCATTCTTCATACGGTCATGATGTGCCTTCAGCCCTTCCATATCCGTTTTGAATGTGTGCTTTGGACCAGTGACAAGTTGACTGTACTTGGAACCCTTAGGACTCCTCTGAGGCCACTTGTATGGATCACCTATCTTCTGATCATTCTCATCATATGCTTGGTGTAGGTAGTCGGCTTCGCCACTATAGTATTGTTCTTCCCAATCAATAATCTTTTGACCAAATGCCCAAATCATTTCATCAAGAACATAGTCCCAACGATCAAAATGGAATTGATCAACATCATAGTCATTTTCTTTTGGTGGAGCACTGGTAGATTTGATGTTGTCTGGAACATCACAGTCATCCACATAAGGGGCACCTTGCTTTGCTTGTTTCAACTGAATAAGCATAGGAAGAATAATATGGGCCAACGTGCAGTCCATATTCCATGTGTCCCATCTGTCAATTTGGACTTTAACCTTTTGCTCGCTACCGTTCTTTGGGTAACGACCTATATGCACTTTCATAATTAACTCTTCTTACGACGAGCCTTCCGCTTCTTAGAACCTAACTTAGCCCGACCCTTGCCGTAACCCTTAGTACCTGTTTTAGCTGGCATTGTATTAACCCTCTGGCTTAGTTATATTGTTTGCATTAAAGTTTGTTAGCTCTGGATCTGGATAATTGTCTAACCACGACATATCGATTTGCGGGCTAACACTATCGTCCTGAAATCTGAAATCGTTAACAATATCAAGTCGGTCATCAATGTCAAAGCAATAGCCACATGCCTTCATGAAGTTGAGAACTTCTTCAAGAATTTGAGTACTGGTAATATCAAAACCATCGAAGTTGACGTTGACATCTTTACCATCTTTACGCATAGACAAACTGAAGTATGTCTTTGGATCAATATCGTCCATCATAATTCCTTCTCCCGTCTTAGTTGTTCTTTCTCCACTGCAACCATCAGTCTATCTTCTGATAAGTTAAGTTGAATGGTTGCTTCTTTAATTGCGTTAAGGATAACGCCAACTTGTTGCTCAACCTTGATGTCTGCCTTATTTCTATGGACAGCCATCAAAGCCCCAGCACAAACTTTAGAAAGTTCGCTAGCCTCGAGCATTAAGTATTGAATTGTTTGTTGTCGTGAATCCATAATATTAAATTTGGTGGGCCCAGTAGGATTCGAACCTACAGTCAACAAATTATGAGTTTGCTGCATTAACCGTTATGCTATAGGCCCCTCGTGTTAGGACCTTTTGAATATTCGTGCAAACCAACTTCTCTTAGGAGGCTCGGTCTGCTCACTTGTAGTAAACTGAGTGAATAAATCAGCTTCAGGTTCTTCCTGAACATCTGTATTGACATCCATCTCAATGACCACATCTCTTAGAGTGAAGAATCCACCTTGTGCTTTCAATGTCTCTGCCTTAGCTTTGGCATCAACGAAGTCACGGTACTGACCTTCAACATTCCAAAAGTTAAAAAACCACTTCTTGGTACGGTACTCAACATTCCACTTTCCGTCAATCACACGGACGCGAACCTTGTTGATAGGTTTGAGTACTAACTCTTTACCGAAGTAGTCGATTGTGTTCATTCACTACTCTCATCTACATTCTGACCAACGGCCATCGTACCACGCTTATTGACATAATCGCGATGGCGCGTATGGGCGGCTCTCCAAAGGCGCTTGAGTTCGCCTCGCTCCTGGTTATCCCTAACCCAGCCATATGCTTGCTCCATAGCGAGCATACGCTTCAGGGAACGAGGAAAGTCTGATTGAAAGTCGCTTCTGTTAGCCATATTAGTTATTAACCTCAATATCACGAATCTCATTTGTTACAGCTCTTGAAGCTTCGGCCATACTAGGTGCCTGTTGGGTAGCCTGGAGCTGCTGCTGAGCCTGGACTGAAATGTTATTAATCAAGCCCATAGAAAGCTTAGCAGGAAGTTCTGCCAATGCATTAAGAACAAGATTTACATCCTCAACACTCAATGCAAGATTTACTTTTACATCATTTGCCATATCAATTAGTCCTCAAATAGAAATATTTAGTCATCACTATAGCTGAATTGTTTCTAAACATCAACAGTTATTTAATGTTTTTAGAGTCATCAGCTGTATCTTTATCGTCCCTAACTTCAATGAACACAGGAAGAAAGAGACTCGAAACACCAGTTCGTTGGTCAACAATCCTACCATTATACTTAATGGAAATCACTTTACCAACAACGTCCTTAGTGATCTTATTACGATCATAGTCCGTAAATCCAGTACCTACGTTCACCTTAATCTTGCCGCAAGCTGATTCGAGAACCAGGGCACCTAAGCGACCGGCATTCTTACCAGTACCCTCGACCCAATCGACGCACATTAGATCGCATTCCAGTTCTCCCTTGAATTTGATCTGGTGTTTCGCTCTCTTATCTTCCCATTTAGAAAACAAATCCTTTAGGATGATGCCTTCCTGGCCATCACCCAACAACTCTTCAAACATATCCTGTGCCTCTTGAATGTTACTAACATCCTTGTTCCAAACCTTGTGCACCTTGCCAACTCGATGTTCGTTCTTCTCATATGCAGCATTGTCCATAGAGGAGAACAAGGAGTTCAATCGCATACGGTAGGGCATTGAACATTCGCTTCTCAAGAAGTCCTCATACGGAATCCAATCCCAAACAGTTGCATGAATCAAAGCAGCATCCCCAAGAGTCAAAGTTCCTTTCTGAGCCTTGGATAGGATTCCATTACCAATCTGACGAGGCATAAACTGCAATGTGTCATTATCCATGACATTAAGTTCGCCATCGAATACAACATCGTCGTTACCAGCTATTGCTAGGAACTCTTGCTCAAGCTGACCAAGAAGGTTCAACAACTTACCATTACGAGAACGAAACTCTACTGAGCCATTCTTCACAATAGCATTGAACCTCATACCATCCAACTTCAATTGGACATTGGCAGGCCATGTAATCCTTTCGACTAAACGCTCTTCGTATCCAGATGCAAGCATACAAGGATAGGTAGCAATGAGGCCAGGCCAGATCTTATTGACTGTGGCTTCTGATACACCACAACGAAGATCTTTTTCAATCACTCGTTCAATAACCTTAGCATCTTCGGGCTCGAGGTTCTTGAGAACATTAGTTAGATGTTCAATGGCAGCATTGCCTGTTATCTTTCTCGTTGAAAGGGGTAGAAGGTCCTCAAGCGCCTGCTGTAGAGCAACATATGGGCCAACATCAGTATTATACTTTGGAATCTTCCGAATATAAAAGTTGATGAAAGGATCGAGAGCCAAGAAGCATACACGCTTCAGGATATCGTTATCCTTATTGGCAGTGAGGATAGCCTCCTTCTCCAAACGAGAAGATGTTGCTGCCAACTGATTAAAAATCGAATCTACCATATGTCTGCTTCCGGTTCCTCTACCAACTTATACTCAATACCAATGTACAAAAGTTCTCTGTGACTGCAACCAGCAAACTGCTCTAGCAGTTCGAAGTACTTACAGGCAAAACTATCATCGTGCTCGTCGTATCCAAGCGCATGAACCATCTCGTGTATGAGGACAGTTCTCTTACGCTCTGACCGAGCAAGTTCAATCTTCTCGCCATCGAAGTAGGAGAAGTACCGCCCACTATACTTGGTTCCCTTGCCAGAGACAACACGAGGCAAAGGTTCTTCTTTACCTTCGGACTCCCAGATCCTGTTTGCAAGATCCTGGAGCATCTTCATTGGGAGAGAAGGTTCACCCCAGAAGTACTCTCGTTCGAACTTATAGATCTTACGAGTGTTAATGTCTTCTCTGAAGATCATATCAAACTCCTGCTCGCATCACTCTTAGGTAATGACCATT